CCCCTACAGAAGTTCGCTGCCGACCTGAGGGCGACACTGATCCGCACTGAAACTGCCATTCGCGAGATGCGCGCTCGTGAGGCGTCGACGAAGGAACGCAAGCTGGAGAAGCACGAACTGTGCCCTCTGTGCGGCGGCCCCGACGTGAACGGCCGTTGCAAGTGCATCGAGACCCTTTCGAAGAACGCCCAAATGGGCTACGGCCCCGGAGCTTCCATCGGTGGAGCTGGCGGCAGCAACGGCGCGGAGCCGATGGGCATGGCGGAGAAGATGGGCACGCTGTGCAAGAACTGCGGCAAGTCGCACGGCATGAACAAGTGCGACATGGACGATGTGAAGCCCGGCAAAGATCTCTCGAAGGCCGGCTCGACCCCGCACCTCGACGAAGTGAAGCCAGGCAAGAATCTTTCGAAGAACTCGTCGAGCGCGGCAGCTCTGGCGCCCGCGGCTCCCCGCCCTGCCACCTCCGTGGGACAGGCAAACAAGGAGCTGGGTGGATTCAAGTCCATCGCCTCCAGCCCGACGGGCCCCGGTGCACGTGTTGCTCCGATGTCCGCAAGGAAGTTCAGCGTCGGCGCAGCTGGCCGCGTTGGCAATCCCGCCATGCACGCAGTCTCGGGCACGATCCCGAACGCGAAGGCCGAGAAGAATTTCGGCAGCGCTCGCTCGCCGTACGGTACCGGTGCAGCCGGCCCCGCGAGCCAGAAGAATATGCCGTCCAATCTCAAGGCGAACATGGCTCCGACGGCGAAGGGCGAAATGCCCGTCGTCAACGCTGAGCCGGAAAAGTCCGTGAAGGGCGCGAAGGCTCCGAAGACCGGCACCGACGAGACTGCTAAGAAGCAGGGCTCGGGTGGCGAGATCAAGAAGGGCACGAAGCTCGCGAAGGCCGCTCCCGCGCTGGCCGCGAAGGCTCCCGCCGGCAAGGGTGTTCCGGGCAGGCAGCCTGTCGGTCAGGGTGGCGGCGACGCGCACAAGACCGCATCGACTGCGAAGCTCCCGACTCCTGCTGGCACTCAAGGTTCCAACGCGGTCACCAAGCCCGTTCCCGGCAAGCTGAAGGCAGCCGGTGCCGCCGACGTCGGTCGTATGAAGGGCAACGCCAATATCGCCGATCTGCGTGGCAAGCTCGCCGACGTTGCCGCTGCGAAGGCGAAGCCCGCCCACCCGGACGTGGCTGCGAGCCTCGCCGGCATCAAGGCCAACAAGAACAAGCCAGCAGCAGCCGCCCCCGCGGGCGACGTTGACGTCGACGTTTCCGATTTCGATCAGGGTCCCGCGAAAGCCCCTGGTCGTCTCGCTCCGTTCCGCAATGAGGACGGCTCGGTCGATCAGAACGGCGGCGCCAAGATGATGCAGCAGTCCGGTGGTCCGGCCGTGAAGAGGGCGCCGATGAGCGTCGACAAGGCGGTCGCTCAGATGAAGGGCGGCGCGCAAAAGCAGTCAGGCGGCGTGGGATTCCTCCGTGGCCTGTTCTCGATGTTCCACAGCAAGCAGCCCCAGGGCCAGCCGACCGGCAAGGGTATGCGCCCCGCACCGACCGCCAGCGTGGATCAGGCCGCTCGTCAGCTCGGCGGCAACAACGGCGCCACCACGATCCCGACCGACTCCACGGGCGGCGTCCGTACGCTCCCGGCCGGCACCCCGACCGGTCAACTGAAGCGCGCCCCCATGACTCGCTTCCACGGCGCCCTCCCGCTCCAGCGCGGCGAGCTGGACATGAGGAAGGCGTCCCTGTCCCTCACTAAGAAAGATCTGGAAGACGACGAGCTGGACAAGATGGAGCCCCCTCCTCCGACCGAGGGCATGATCGGCACGAACCACAGCCGCAGGATGCTCTCGATCACCCCGAAGCGCCGTCGCGCCAAGAAGAATCGCTAAACCCTCAAGACACAATCTTTCCTACGGAGCCCGACTAAAATGTCCCAGAATTTCCCCACCGACGCTGGCGTACTGATCACCCCGGGTGGATACGCCCGCTACAACGTCGTTGCGCAAAACACCGGCATCGCGACGACGGGCATTGTCATGCTCGTTGGCGAGGCTGATGCTGGCCCGGACTTCACTCAGGAACAGGATCTCGCGTCCAACATCTTTGGCCCCGGCCAGGTTGGTGACGTGAAGGCGAAGTACAAGTCGGGTCGCCTCGTCGATGCGTTCAACGCCGGCACCGTGCCCGCGAACGACACGAACATTCAAGGTGCGCCCTCGGGCTTCATCCTGGTGAAGACCAACCCGTCCACGAAGGCGGCGGCAACTCTCGCGCACTGGGACGACAGCGACTACGCGACGCTCCAGGATCGCAGCTGGGGCAAGCTCGGCAACCTGATCTCGTTCGAGGTCGAGGCGAAGGTCGGGGAAGTGGTTCCCACCACGGGCGCCTTCACGTTCCTGCTCGCCATCGCCAGCACCAACATTTCGGTGCGCGTCAACGGCGGCGCCGCTCAGACGCTGACCATCGCGGCTCTCGAAACTCCGGCGGCCTTTGCTTCGGCTCTCGGCGGCCTCACGGGCGTCGACACCACGGGCGGCGCAGCCATCACTCTGATTACCTCGGCGGCGGGCTCGGATACGCTGGCCCTGACGGTCCTCACCGGCAACAAGGTCCAGATCGATCGCTCCATCGCGTTCGATAATCTTCCGGCAGCGGGCGACACGCTGTACATCCCGGCGGGCTCGGTCATCGAGGGCGCCACGAACAAGAACCCCGGCTCGTACATCGTGACGGGCGCCAGCTCGTCGCAGATCCTCGCGACGAAGCTGCTCGACGCAACCGGCGGACCCGCGGCACTGACGCCGCCCGAGAACGTGTCGGCAATCGACATCGCCGCGACCACGGACGTCCAGGCGTGGGGAGCCATCACGGCGAACCTCGTCGAGTCTGTCGACCCGATCGACGGCTACGGCAAGAACCTCCAGATCGACGAGCTGACCTCGGGCACCGGCATCTTCTCGACGCTGTGCTACACGCTCGGAATCGCAGGCCCGACGGCAGTTACTTGGATCTCCAAGGCACTCTCGCCCAAAATCATTGTCTCGGGCGCGGAGTACATCGCGACCATGACCGAGTCTCGTCAGGTCGACAACGTCACCAACGCCATCTCGGCCGGTGGCGCCATCGCCCTCAAGCTCGGCTACAAGGGCACCACGGGCTCGGCCGTCGTCAGCGACACGACCATCGCGATCACCACGACTGGTGGCGACTCGGCGGGCACGATCACTGCAACTCTGGCGGACTTCCCGACCATCTCGGACCTCGCGGCGTACATCAACTCGGTGGACGGGTTCACCTGCACCCCGGGCAGCGCGGTTCTCGGCTCGCAGCCGTCGACGTCGCTCGACCAGGGTACGTTTGGAATCTGCTCGACGTTCGAGGCTCTGACCCCGGGCCGCATCAAGATGGACGCGTACAAGTTCTTCACCACGGTGCGTGACAACGGCTTCCTCACGGAGCTGGACAAGCGCGCTGCCGCGGGCCTCCCGGCTCCGACTGCGGGCGTCTCGTTCCTCTCGGGCGGCGCCAAGGGCGCGACGACGGATGCAGACATCGCTGCCGCGCTCGACGCGCTCAAGCTGGTTCGTGGCAACTTCGTGGTTCCTCTGTTCTCGCGTGACGCGGCGGACGACATCGCGGACGGTCAGACCGACACGTCCTCGACGTACACGATCGAAGCTGTTCACTCGAACGCGCGTGCCCACGTCCTCCAGATGTCGACGCTGAAGAAGCGCCGCAACCGCCAGGCCTTCCTGTCGCTGCGTGGCACTCTCGACGCAGCCAAGGCAGCCTCGGGCGAGCTGGCCTCGTTCCGCTGCTCGCTCGCGTTCCAGGACGTGCGTGATCGCTCGATCGCAGGCACGGTGGTTCAGTTCCAGCCCTGGATGAACGCTGTCAAGGCAGCTTGCATGCAGGCGGCGGGCTTCTACCGCGCGATCTTCAACAAGGGCATCGCCATCTCGGGCGCTCTCCAGGCATCCGGCGACTTCAACGACCAGGACGACGACGCAGTCGAACAGGCTCTCGAAGCGGGATTGCTCATCATCCAGCGTCCGGCCATCGGCGGCTTCAAGTACGTCTCCGACCAGACGACGTACGGCCGCGACAACAACTTCGTGTACAACAGCATCCAGGCTGTGTACGTGAGCGACGTCATCGCGCTGACGACCGCGCAGGTGATGGAGCAGATGTTCGTCGGCCAGTCGCTGGCGGACGTGACCGCGGCCCAGGCTCTCTCGGTTCTCGACTCCATCATGGAGAACCTGAAGCGCCTCAAGCTGATCGCGTTCTCGGACGACGCGCCCAAGGGTTACAAGAACCCGGCCATCAAGATCACCGGCCCCGCGATGGTCGTGTCGGCGGAAGTGAAGGCGGCAACCGCGCTGTACTTCATCCCCATCACCTTCTCCATCACGCAGATCGTTCAGTCGGCGTAATCCACTCATCTTCACTTAAGGAAAGCAATGGCCGCCAACAAGCAAACTGCCCCGAAGGTAATGACGGGCGCCCGCGCGAAGCTCAACATCGTCGACCCGAACTCCGGATCGACGCACGCGGTTGGTCTGTTCAGCAACGTGAGCTACCACCTGACGTACGAAACCGCCCCCGTCTTCGTGCTGGGTCGTTTCGCCGCCGTCGAGGTGGACTACACGTCCATGGACCTGATTCCGCTCACGTGCTCCGGCTTCCGCGTCATCGACCACGGCCCCTGGGCCGAGGCCGGTCTGCCGAAGCTCCAGGAGCTGCTGCTGAGCGAGTACCTGACGCTCGACATCTTCGATCGCCAGGCGGAAGCGCTCGGCGACACGAGCGCCAAGCCCATCGCCCACTTCAACAACGTGCGCTGCACGGGTTTCTCGACGACCATCTCGGCTCGCAACCTGGAGGAGATCACCTGCTCCTTCGTCGCGTTGACCATGGACGACGAAACCGCCTCCAACGTCGAGCACTCCTCGGCGCCGGCTTGGCCGTCGAAGAACATCTAAGCGCACCCGGGTCCCTCCCTCCTTTCTCCCCGGCTGCTGGGCCCCTCTCCTTAACTGGAGAGGGGCTTTTTCTTTTTAGATCCCTTGGAGAAGTTGTCCCTCGCCCACATGGGCTGTAGATTTGTATAGTGACCGGCCATGAGGAACTGTTCTCGATTCGAGAGGTCAAAGGAAGCGAGCGGTTGGATGTGATCGAGGTGCCATCCGTCGTGAGTCCAGTTTTCCCAGGTCATACCGGGCTGGAATCGAGTCTCAATGTAAGCCCGGAACTCATCGATGTTACATCCCAGGTCTCGTACCGCTGATCCGGCTTTTTGAATATTTCTGGTCGCCATCCTGAGACGATCTCTAAGTCGTTGTGCAAGTTTCACTTCTGGTTTGGCTTGGTATTTCGCATTTGCTCGGGCTTGTGTCGCGCGTCCGGTGTCGGTCTGACGATACGACAGAGCGCAGCCCTTGCAGCACGTGATTCTGGTGGTCTTTCTGTTGTAGAATTCTGATGTTGGTTTTTCGATCCCGCACTTCTTGCACAATTTCTGTTGCATCTCAGCAAGATTGCGACTAGAGTATGTCCTAGGAGGTTACTTGGACGTACTACTCAGCATCCTTGCAGTTTTTGCCCTGATCCCAGGGTCGCTACTCTTCGTCGCCGTGGTCGTATGGCGCATCATGCGCCGGTCCCTCTGGTTCGTCAAGCCGGCCCAGTTCCCGTCAGCCATCCCCGGCGGGATGATCCTGGACGAGGCCTCCTGGCACCGCCTGGCTCGCGCTGAGTACCCCGTTCGCTACGCCGTGTTCCAACGGCTGCCGGGGTTCCTCTCGGCCCAGGGGCGACGCGTGAGGGGCCTCTGGCGACGCGCCAGGGCCCTCCTCACGCCGCCCACCTTCCGGGAGGTCATCCTCTTCGACGCCTTCCGGCACTTCTGTCTCTGGGTCGAGGACAATAAAGCCCGTGTTTCCAAGGACTTGCCCGTCGAAGCCGGCGAAGAGGGCCCCGCCACCCGGTACAACACCAGGCTGGCCGAGGTCCGGGAGCTGTATCAATGGTGGACCGTCGCCAGGCCCGATATCGTAGCTGCCATCGACCGCCGCCCGCGGGACGTACGGGAGTTCCACCTGGCAGATCTGGAACTCGAAGACGAACACAACTTTTCTC